GTACCCATTTCCATAAATAGGGCATAAGTTTTTTCGGCCCAGGACTTCTCTAGAGCCAATTTTTGGTGGTCATACGGTTTAGTTTTAAATTTATAATTTTTTATCATATCTTCTCTTGACATACTATATGGGATTGTTATATAAGAAGTCAAGAACAAATAAAAATAAGGAGAAGATAATGGACGACAAACAAATCATAAATGTATTACTAAACAAAATACAAAGATTAAATCAGGAAAATCTACAGCATGAAATTAATGCAGCAATGAAAGATGCAGATCTTGCTACAGCAAAAGAGAAGATAGCTGAGTTAGAAAAGACTGAAGACTTTACAGTAACAAAAGAAGAAAATAATTAAACACGAAAGGGTGGGAAGATGAGTAATATAACTCTAGAAGATTTAGAGGATGATCAACAGCAGTTGATTGAGAAAACAGATATTCAAACACTGGCTTCTTTTTGCCAAGAGCTACAGGCACACGAAGAAGAAATACAAAGACTTGAAGCAACGGTAAAAGAATATAAAGAAAAAGCAGACAAGATTAGTTCAGAGATAATACCTAACTTACTAGCAGAGCAAGGGTTGTCATCTTTGAAACTCGCTGACGGTAGCGGCGTTGATGTTACAAAGACATATAGCTGTACTGTAAAAAAAGACTCGGTCGAATCAGCGTACACATGGCTTCGTAATAACGGACTCGGTGACCTTATTAAAAATGAGGTTGCTGTACAGTTCGGGAAGGGCGAGGATAACAAGGCGGAGCAATTGCTTAGCCTTGCAGAGCAAGAAGGTTATGAGCCTACCCAAAAACAAAAGGTAGAACCCATGACATTGAAGGCTCTCTTTAGAGAGCGTATCGAGGCCGGCCTCGATATGCCCTCGGAATTCTTTAACACTTTTGTTAAAGATCAAACAAAAATAAGCCGGAAATCATGAACAAGGAGACAAGAAACATGACAGAGAAACAAGTAGCGAAGAAGCAAAACTCAAGCGTAGCTTTAGCAAGTATGTTTGAGGCAGATTCTAGTACCGGTTTGGACAACATGGGCGCAGAAGATTTAGCCCTACCATTCCTAAGAGTACTAGGACAACTATCACCCGAGATAAATAAACGGGATGCCAAGTATGTAGAAGGCGCTGAGGCAGGTATGATATTTAATACCGTGACTAAGGTGGCATATGATGGCGAGAAGGGACTAAACTTAATACCGTGTTATTACAAACGCGAGTATGTAGAATGGTCAGATAGAGGACAGGGCACATCTGCTCCTGTTGCTATCCACTCAGTAAATAGTGGTATCATTAAAGAAACTACTAGGGGTGCAGATTGGAAAGACAGATTACCAAATGGTAATTATCTTGAAAACACTGCATCGTACTATGTACTTACTGAGGATATGCAGACGGCATTGATATCTATGAAATCTACACAATTAAAAGTTAGTAGATCATGGAACTCAATGATGAACAGTATCAAACTTGAAGGCAAGAATGGTCTGTTTACTCCTGCATCATACAGTCACGTGTATAACTTAAAGACAGTAGAACAATCAAATGACAAGGGAACTTGGTATGGTTGGACTGTGTCTAAGGTTGGTCCTGTACAGGATAAAAATCTGTACGCGGCTGCTAAAAGTTTTGCGGAGTCATGTAAAAGTGGCGATGTGAAAACCAAGCATAGTGAAGGTGAGTCTAAGTCGGAAGACGAAGTACCATTTTAACTGTGAACAGGTACCGAGCTAATCCCCCCGGCTCGGTACCATTTAGGGAGGATAGCACATGGCAGGGAGCAGAACAAGTTATCATAGACAATATTATCGCAAGCAAGCGATGGATGATCTTAGGAACACAATTAAAAACCTAAGACAAGATATGAAAATATTTATGCAAAGTCCTGAAGGCATTGCATACAAAAAAAGAAAACAAAAAGAATACGCTGTAAAGTATCGAGAGAAGAACAAAGATAAGTTAAACAAATATCAGAAGGAGTATCATAAATTATATGGATAGATTTAAGCAGATATTTGAAGGCAACAACAGCGCATACGGACAATTAATTTTAACTGGTGAAACTACCGACAAAGGTAAAGCAGTTGGCAAAGCGTTTATAAAACGTGAACCAATACCGGATCAGCTATGGCAAGATCATCTTGACGGTAAGGATCCGGCTTTAGGGGTAATACCTATTAACGAAGATAACAACTGTCGTTGGGGTTGTATCGACGTTGACGAATATAATTTAGATCACAAAAAACTAGCGGCTTCTATCAAGTCCCATAAATTCCCACTGGTAATGTTTAGATCAAAATCTGGTGGTGCACATTTATTTTTATTCACAACAGAATTTATTATGGCGTCGTTGATGCAATCAAAATTAAAGATGATGTCAGAAGCATTGGGTTTTGGTGGTAGTGAAATATTTCCAAAACAAACTGAGATACTAGTAGAGCGTGGTGACACTGGTAACTTTTTAAACTTACCTTATCATGGTGGTGCCAGGGGTTTGCGTTATGCATTTGATGATGAATGCAATGCAGCTAGTTTAGAATCATTCTATTCTATGTATGACACCGCAGTACAGACACCTGACCAGGTACAAGAACTAGTTGTTATTAAACAGGCAGAGGTTAAGAACGAAGCATTTGCAGACGGTCCACCGTGTTTAAATAAGTTAGCTGATGAAGGTTTTGGTGAGGGCTCACGTAATAATGCATTGTTTAATGTTGCGGTATATCACAAGCAGGCTAATCCTGATACGTGGGAAGACAAAGTTATGGAGGATAATTCTAAATGGATGAATCCACCACTAGGTTTTCAGGAAGTAAAAGCATTGTTAGCATCCATAGGTAAACGTGGTTACGATAAATACAGATGCAAAGACCAACCTATTTGCGGTGTGTGTAACGCTGCAAAATGTAGAACTAAAAAGTTTGGTGTAGGTTTTGAAGAGGAGCAAATGCCGGAACTGGATACGTTGACTAAGATTAATTCTAATCCACCACAATGGTTTTTAAATGTAGCAGGTAAAAGAATAGAACTAAAAACAGAACAACTACACAACCCTAATCTATTTGCCATAGCAGTATTAGATCAGGCCAATGTGGTATCACCAATACCAAAAGCTAAAGATTGGCGCGAGGTATATTTGACACCGTTAATGTTAAATTTACAAGAGATAGATCCATTAGAATCACTTAACCCAACTAACCAAATAGAAAACTTATTGTATGATTTCACAGTGCATAGAGCAAAAGCTAGAACTAAAGATGACATACTTAACAAAACTGCCTGGACTGATGAAGGGTTTTCTTATTTTAGAATGGAAGACTTTTATGCATTTGCCAAACGTAATAACTGGGAGTTAGATAAAACTAAAACTTATAATTTAATTACACAACTAGAAAATATTTTTGTTGCTGAGATTAGAATGGAATTAAAAAACCAAACACCACGTATTGTTAAAATAAATTCTATGAAAGATAACGGTGCAGAAGTTAGTCAAGTGTCATACCAGGAGTCACCGTTTTAATGAAAACAATTATCTTGGGTCCACCAGGCACAGGTAAAACTACTACACTATTAAATTTAGTTGATGATTTTATGAAAGCCGGTGTCGATCCAAAACGTATTGGTTATTTTTCTTTTACACGCAAAGCAGCACACGAAGCATCTAGTCGTGCCGCAGAAAAATTTAATTTAGATCAGACTGAAGATTTAATTTATTTTAGAACACTACACTCACTAGCATTTAGATTGTTGGGTGTAAAAAAAGAACGTGTCATGAAGACAGAAGACTATCGCGAGTTTGGTTTAAAAGTTGGCATACCTATTAAGATGTCGTTTCACTCTGAGAATGATGGTGTGTTTAATTCTGACAACGAATATCTACGTTTAATCAACAAAGCACGCGTCACTGAGCGAGATTTGATGGACGTATACGACGATAACAGGCATACTGTAGACGTAGAACGTGACACATTATTCTTATTAAATCAAGAACTTAATCGTTTCAAAGAAGAGAAAGGTATGATAGATTATGACGACATGTTGGAAAACTTTATTGAGCAAAATGTATCACCATCTTTTGACGTACTATTTATTGATGAAGCACAGGACCTCTCACCTTTGCAATGGCGAATGGTCAGGGCTCTTTGGGCGAAAGCAGACAAAACCTACATTGCTGGGGATGATGATCAAGCTATATTTAAATGGGCTGGAGCTGATGTTGATTCTTTTATGGCACTTAAAGAAGAAGTAGATCAGATAGATACACTAAAACAATCGTATCGTATACCTGGTGGACCGATACACGAACTGTCACAAAGTATTATTGAACAAGTAAACAAGAGATACGAGAAAGATTATTTGCCAAGAAAAGAAATAGGTAAGCTGCATCGTTATGCTGACATTTCACAAGTAGACATGTCACAAGGACAGTGGTTAGTATTATCGCAAGCACATCATTTTTTAGATCCGGTTATGGATTTATGTAAACAGCAAGGTTGGTATTTTTCTTATCGTAACAAACCATCAGTGAATAAAAATTTATTAGCAGCGATACACGGTTGGGAACAACTGCGTAAAGGTGAAGCTTTAAATGTAATACAAATAAAAAATATTTATTCTTATCTTGGTGACAATGTAACCAAAGGTTATCGCACCGCGAAAACTTTAGATATAGATTTAACTTATAATCTTGAGACATGCATCGCGGAACACGGATTGCAAACTGATAAACCTTGGCATGATTCATTTGCAGGGTTGAATACTAGCATGGAAATGTATATAAGAAACATGCTGGCGCAGAAAGAAAATATATTTAGAGAGCCACGCATCACACTATCAACTATACATGGAGCAAAAGGCGGGGAGGCTGACAATGTCTTACTATTTCCTGATATTACTAAATCTGCTTTGGATCATAATGATTTTGATGCAGACGAGTTGCACCGGCTGTTTTATGTAGCAGTCACTCGTGCAAAAAATGCACTATATATTCTAGAACCAAAAGACTACGAGAGGGCATATCTATTATGAGTGATTTACCAGACTTTGACGACAAAGGTTTTTTTAAAAAATTAGTAGAGGAAGGTGTTGTTAACGACACCGTCAAGCTTAGTGATTTAAAAAAATTTGATGCGGTTAATTATCCATCACATTACAACCAGGGCGGCATACAATGTATTGACGCTATTGCTAGTATGCAGGGCAAAGGTTTTAAATATTATTTACAAGGCAGTGCGGTCAAATATATTTGGCGGCACGAACATAAAGGTAAACCTGTTGAGGACCTAGACAAAGCAATTTGGTTCCTGAACAAACTGAAAGCAGAGTATGAA